AAGTATGCTGATGGAATTCTTCCGATTGATACATACAAGAAGGATGTTGATGAGATTTCTTCCATCGCATTAGATCATGATTGGGAAACTCTACGTGCCAATATTCAGGCACATGGATTACGACATTCAACACTGTCCGCACAGATGCCATCGGAGAGCAGCTCCGTGGTGTCAAATGCGACAAATGGAATCGAACCACCAAGAGATTTTCTGTCCATTAAGAAATCAAAGAAAGGTCCTCTTAAGCAAGTTGTCCCGCAATACTCAACTCTTAAGAACAACTATACGCTTCTTTGGGACATGTCTAGCAATCGCGGGTATATTAATGTTGTTGCTGTTATGCAAAAATTCTTTGATCAGGCAATTTCTGGAAACTGGTCCTATAACCCAGAAAATTATACGGATAATGAAGTCCCAGTGTCCGTGATGGCACAAGACTTTTTGAACTGTTATCGCTATGGTTGGAAAACAGCATATTATCAAAACACTTATGATATTAAAACTGATGAAGTAGTTGAAGAGAAACCTAATCTTCAATCACTCCTTCAAGAACTTTCTGGTGCCGAAGAGGAAGATTGTGAAAGTTGTAAAATTTGACGAAAGTGTAAAAACCTATTATTATAAATAGTAATAGGTTTTTATTCTATCTTATGGAAGGTCGCATCTACAAAATAACTAATCAAGTCAATGGTAATTTTTATGTTGGTATGACTAGAAAGAAATTAAAATATAGATTTAATAATCATTGCTATGATGCACTAATTAGAAACTCAAATTCTTATTTCCATAAAGCAATAAGAAAATATGGTAAAGAAAATTTTATCATTGAAGAAATTGAAGTATGTGGAAAAGATTTACCAGATAGAGAAGTATTTTGGATTTCTAAATTAAAACCAAGATATAATCAAACTATTGGTGGAGATAATGGAATTCTTGGATATTCTCATACTGAAGAAACTAAAAAGATAATATCTCAAAAGAATACTGGAAAATTTGTAGGCAACAAAAATCCATTCTATAATCAAACACATACAGAAGAACAAAAGAAGAACTGGAGTAAAATGAGAAAAGGGCAACCATCTCCTTGTGGATTTGCTGGAAAATCGCACAAAGAAGAGAGTAAAAGTAAAACATCTCAAACACTCAAAAATAATCCAAATGTAAAAAGAACCAAAGTATTTCAGTATGATATTGAGGGAAACTTTTTAAGAGAGTTTCAATCTATTAGTGATGCTTCTAAATTTGTAGGAACAAATCCTTCCAATATCAAATATACTTGTGAAGGAAAATTTAAACACTGTAAAGGATACAAGTGGAGTTATGAAAACTAAATATCTAAAAACCAATAAGAAATGAAAACATTTCAAGAATTTATTGCAGAGGCAAAAAGATTAAAATTTCATACTGTTTATCACGGAACAACACCAGAAAATAAAAAAAAGATAGTTTCTGGTGGATTTAAAGAACCTGGAGAAACTGGCGGATACGGAAAAGGAGTATATGGTTCTACTAACAAAAATGTAGCAAGAGATTATTCTTCCAGTGCAGGAACACAATCTTCTGAAGGTGATCGTGGAATTGTGAAAGTTAGAATTCCTGCAAAACATATGACTAATATTAAAAATAAAGATTCATCAACTCATACAAGTTCAACTGAAAAAATGAAAGAACCTGCGACAAAGGCAGTTAGAGTAAAAAATGCTGCCCTTCGTGGTGAATTGAGAAAACCAGTAAAACCTGGAAAAAAATATGGTTCTGCTGGACACGACGAAAGTGGAGATTATGTGATTATGAAGCACGATTATGCTTCGGGAAAAGTTGTAAAAAATCCACAACCAACGATGAGAGCATCTGGTAAATCAAGAAGAACTCAAACACAACCAAAGAAAAAATCATAAAATAGACAAAATCATAATCTTGGAGTATGATGAAAACCAAATATTTTTTAGAGGTAAATAGAATGTGTGAGCTAAGTTCAGTAGAGGAGGGACAGTGTGAATCCTGTGCAATTTAAAGTTTCACCAGTTTTTAATGAGGCAACAAAGGTCAAAGGAATGACCGTTTTTAACACTGAACAAGTTGATACAAAAAAACAACCAATGTTCTTTGGAGCTCCTCTTGGAGTTCAGAGATACGATTCTTATAAGTATCCAGTTTTTGATAAACTAACGACTCAACAACTTGGATATTTTTGGAGACCAGAGGAAGTATCTCTTCAGAAAGATAGAGGAGATTATCACACTCTTCGTCCAGAACAAAAACACATCTATACTTCGAATCTGAAGTATCAGATTATGCTTGACTCTGTGCAGGGACGCGGACCTGGAATGGCATTCATACCATACTGCTCATTGCCTGAACTAGAGGCATGTATGGAGGTGTGGGGTTTTATGGAGATGATTCATTCTCGTTCCTACACCTACATCATCAAGAATGTTTATTCAGATCCAAGTGAGGTCTTTGACACTATTATCAAAGATGAGCGTATTCTAGAGCGTTCTAGGACGGTCACAGAGGCATATGATGACTTCATTCAATCTGCTCAGGAATACGGGTCAGGGCGTCAGTGGCAACATCAACTAGAAGGTGTCCCCTCCGCACAGCAAACTCTGAATGATGTAAAGCGCAAACTCTATCGTGCGATTGCGAATGTAAATATTTTGGAAGGTATTCGTTTCTATGTTTCGTTTGCCTGTAGTTTTGCTTTTGGCGAACTGAAACTGATGGAAGGAAGCGCAAAGATTATCTCTCTGATTGCCCGTGATGAAAATCAACATTTAGCAATCACTCAAAATGTTCTGAACAAGTGGCGTGATGGTGATGATCCAGAGATGAAGCAGATTATGAGAGAAGAAGAAGAATGGACTTATAAAATGTTTGACCGTGCTGTAAATGAAGAAAAGAAGTGGGCAGATTACCTGTTTAAGAATGGTAGTATGATTGGTCTGAACGATAAACTTCTCCAGCAGTATGTTGAGTGGATTGCAAATCGCAGACTAAAAGCGATTGGACTCAAACCACAGTATGATATTCCAGCAAACAACAACCCACTTCCATGGACGCAACACTGGATTTCTTCTAAAGGTCTTCAGGTTGCTCCACAAGAAACGGAAGTCGAATCATATGTCGTAGGTGGTATTAAACAAGATGTCAAAAAAGACACATTCGCAGGATTCCAACTTTGATGATGAATTAATTTTAGATTCTTACCGCAAAGCAGCTGCTTGTGATGAGTATTTGTTTGGAGATTATGACTATTGTAAAGAATGGTTGAGTAATAATGACTACATAGAGGAGCAATAGACTCCTCTTTTTTTATGCCTAAAAATAAATTGGATAAAGATGAATTGAAGACTCGTATCTTGAAATTAAAACATCAACTTCACGAGGAACATCTTAGATATGATATGGATATGAAAGGACTTGCTCATAAATATCTGGATGAAGTATTACATATCATTAATGAGTATCGATATTGACTATGAAAATCCTTGGATGTATAATGAAACTCCTTTCTGCAGCGGAGATATAGGAGATCATTATGGATTTGTTTATCTGATAGAGAATAAACTTAATGGTAAAAAATACATCGGAAGAAAATATCTGTGGCAGTTCAGAACTCCCAAAGGTAAAAAACGCAAAGTAAAATCAGAATCTAATTGGAAGGAATATTATGGGTCTTGTCCAGAACTTAAAGAAGACATTGATAAATTGGGCAGAGAAAATTTTAGTCGAACTATCTTATCATTACATCAAACAAAGGGCAAAACAAACTTTGAGGAGACCAGACGACTCTTTCTCAATAATGTCCTCACAGAGTCCCTTGACAACGGAGAACCAGCGTTCTATAATAGCAACATCCTCAACAGGTATTTCCGAAAAGATTATTATGAACGCAACGACTGAAGACATTGTTGCTCATGTGCGAACCTGGTCTCTTGACCGTGCTGCTGATATGAGCATTCCAAAAGAGGATGCTCGTGCGATTCTCGCTGAGTTTTATGAGTGGATTGAACCAGAGAGTGATAAACTGGAAATTTTCTCTTTGGAAAAAAAGTGATTTTTTTATGAAAGACTCCATCTTAGGAATTCCCTTTTATCGTTTTTACTATGATCAAAGCAAAGTATCTGATGTTTTTAATGAACTGTTAAAACTGCCATTCAAACCAAACGGAGGAGAACCACCACAT